GAGATCGAACGCCTGCGCGCCGAGGTGAAACGACTGCGATCTTCCCCAGTCACCATCCACATTGGCAACGGGTTCGGCTACAGCGACATCCAGATGCAAGGGGAGGCCCGCCGTGACTGACGACAAAATCGTCCCAACACAAACCACACAATCGTCCAAGGAGGCCGACCGTGGCTGACGACATCGTGGCCCGAGAAGTCACAGACCCGTGGCAAGAAATCTGCGATCTGCGTGATGAGATCGAACGCCTGCGACGTTGGAAAAACGAAGCATCTGCCGTGATAGCGGAATGGGAAGCAGTGTTTGATGCCCTTATCGACATTTCCGCGACAGACCTTGGTGCGTCGAAGCCCACGCTTGTGGCAAAAGAGATCATTCGGCTGCGTGCCGAGAACTCCATGCTTCGCCAGAACGAATGGCGGCTGATCTGGGGACTCTGCACCGAGTGTGGAAAGAACCGTAACAAGGAGGCCAACCGTGGCTGACGACATTGCGAAGCAGGGCGTATGGATCACTTTCCATTACGCCCCCTATGAAGGATGTTGGGAGATTGTGCCTCACGCCTCAGCAGAGAATGCGGCCGCCTACATGTCGCATAAGTCCTTTGTTCCTCGTATTCAGTTCGTGCGGTTTGGTGAGGAGTTGCAGGAAGCCGACCGTGACTGACGACATTGTGACCCGACTGCACCGTCATAACCACGACTGGCTGCCAACCGTTCACACCCCCTGTGACTACTGCGACGCCCTCGCCGAGATCGAACGTCTGCGTGCCCTTGGCGACAACCTTGCCGACGAATCGTGGAACAACCGCTCTGCCGATGAGGCAGTCGCAGCATGGTGGGAGGCACGCCGTGGCTGACGTTCACCGTTTCGACCAGCCCGGCCTCACCGTTTCGCCCAACGGCATCGGCAACACACTTGCCGAGGACGACAACGCACGCCTCGACGACGCCATTCAACGCCGCTTCCTTGAGCTGGAGGTGCAACGTCTCACTGAGCAGCTGCACGCCACCGAGATCGAACTGGCGCAGGCCCGCACCGGGCGAGCATTGCTGGACCTTGAACGGGAACGTGAGGACCGGCTACTGACCGAGGACACGTACGTCAAGCAGATCAGCCGACTCGTTCTGGAGAATCGTGACCTGCGCGCCGAGAACGAACGGCTGCGCCTGCGCCAAGTGACCACGCAGGTCGACGTCGGCCATGAGACCGCAATGGAGAAGCTGCGTGACATGCACGCCAGCCTCGATCGCCTTGACGCCCTTCTTGGAAAGGAACGCAATGACCAAGCCCAACCGTGACCTCGACCAGGCAGCGTGGACGCTGGCCAACGTGGTGGCGATCTCGCTGACCGCCGCACTCGAGCACATCCAGCGTGAACTGTCCGTCCTTGACGGCTACAGCAGCGGTGGCCCGGAGGTGATGGTTAGCGCATCCGCTGACCTGACCGGACCCGAGCGCACCGCTGACGCACGCTGGCAACTGACGAGCGCACGTGAGGATCTGCGTGACGCCAAGGCTGCCGTGCTGGTGTCGATCCGAGACCTGTCTCAGATGTGCAGCCAGATCATGGCGATGCGTGTGCCCAAGGTCGTGGTCAAACCCGAGGACCGCAAGAAGGACCTGTGCTGCAGCCACCAATCGGGCAAGCACGCCGTCGTCGAGTGGGGCGATGCTCTGTGCATGATGCCCGGCGTCAAGTCCGGCCTGTGTCAGGCGCATTACATGGCGTGGTATCGCGCACGTGTGCGTGACGGCGTCGACACGGCCAAGGACTTCGAGCCGGTGTAACCGAGCATCCTTGCTTTGTAACCGGACAAGGTGGCATTCTCCCTACGTTCCGACCCGTGGGCCACAAGCTTGCGGGTCGTTGCGTTGTAGGAAACGTTTAGCGGAGACGACACACGCACCTAATACACAAGTGACCCCGGCAGCGCTGGAACGCCCCGGGGTCCGGCCAGCAGAGGAGTGCTGACGTGGATCAACTGAACTTGTTTGCGACCACCGGTGTCAATATCTCGGAAAAGCTTTCGAACCGTGAGTTGGACGGCATGTACCGACACCTACGTCAAGACTGTCAAGCGCCGCACGTCTTGGCACTCAGCGCGTATAGCTTCGGCTGCAGGTGCAACGGTTGCGATGCATTTATGAAGCATTTCCGGTCGCTGCAAGACGGCACACCAAATGTGTGTCGAGAACCCGGCTGCTCGCAACCAAAGATTAGGAAACAGGGCGCCCACTTCTGCGCGGATCATGATCACCAACGCAAACTGTGCATAGAGCCGGGCTGCAACAAACCCAAACGACTGGGTTCCGGTGTCAGGTTCTGCGACGATCACGCAGTGATGGTGAACGGCCGCATGATGTCTCACAAATCACACATGCAGGTTGAGTGTCTAGTGTGTGGGCAGCTCGCATCGACCGTTCGATCAAACATTCATTGGCGAATCTGTACGGCGTGCCGTGAAACGAGTCGATCTCTTGTGACTCGAGCTCGGGCTCACAAGGTTGATGTTGAAAGGCTTGCTGGGTGGATGCGGGAGCCCTACTGCGCATTGTGTCAACGCCGGCTTTACATCGGCAGTAACGCAAGCGGCATTGCAATTGACCACGACCACCGTTGCTGCAAAGGTCAAGAATCTTGTGGTCGATGCGTTCGAGGCCTGTTATGCAACGGATGCAACTTGTCGTTGGGGCACTACGAGAAACTGATCGCGACGGCTGGCGCCAGTGAACTTGTGGCTTACCTCGCGACGTTCAGTCCAATGACGGCTGCTGCATGAGTGCGCTGCATCACAACGCTGCGCACCACCGCAACGCCAAGCAGGTTCGCCAGTTTGCTGCAGTGAACCCGCAGCTCCAGTGCTGGCGATGCGGACGAACGGCCGCACAACATCAACGCAAGTGGCAGGCCGGCCACACTGTTGACGGCGACCCACTCGCTCGTCCGTGGCTTTCGCTTGCCGAACCACCAGCCGGGTCATGGCTGCGTGCTGAGTGCGAACCGTGCAACGCAGCGGCTGGTGCTGCTCGAGGGAACGACCTGCGCACTCGTCCTGGCACCAGCCGACGCTGGTAGACGCTCAGTTTCTGAAACCGAACGTCCTACCCCCTCTGCAATGAAAACCACGTTGCGAACCATCGCTCAGCGCCACACAAAAACGGCCGGTGACCTGCGACGATGAGTTTTAGGAACGGGGTTGACGTCAAGCACCGCCCCTCTTTACAGATACCCCCCCGTGAAATTTGGACGGTTCGTTCGGTAAACGCTCAGTTTCTGGCGGGCTCGTGCACGGCGCTACACGGCCCCAGGAGGCCCGATGGACGAGCGCAGGCAACGCGTTGAGCAACTGAGAGACCGGTTGGCGACGTTGCTGGAATCCGAGACCGATGGGTCCAAGGTGGCGGCCTTGTCCCGTGAGTATCGCCAAGTGCTTGAGCTCATCGAGTCGTTGTCACCGCCGGAAACCGGAAGCAAGGTTGATGAACTCTCTGCTCGACGGATTGGTCGGAACACAGTCACCGCAGATCCGAGTCGTGCCGCACGACACCGAAAGTCTGCAGGAGGCTGAGGACTGCATCGAGTTCGCCGAGACCTACGGGCCGGCACGCGATGAATCCCAGAAGATCACACTGCGCGCATGGCTCGGCACGCGAGCCGACGGTCGCTGGAGCGCACCCCGCATCGTCCACGCGATGAGCCGCCAGAACGGCAAGGGCGACGAGATCGAAGACCGCGAGGCGTACGGCCTCGCGATGCTGGGTGAACGAATCATCCACACGTCGCATGAGGTGCCCACCTCAATCGACGCCTTTGAGCGGCTCCTTGCCAAGTTCACCAACTACGACGAGCTGCGCAAGATGGTGCGCAAGGTCACCCGAGTCAATGGGATGCAAGGCATTGCGCTGCGATCCGGTGCCGAGATCGTCTACCGGGCCCGAACAGGCGGCGGCGGACGAGGACTTACCAACGTTGCTCTGGTTGTGTACGACGAGGCCCAGCACCTGCAACGTAAGCACCTCGCTGCATCATCGGCAACCAAGGCAGTGCATCCCAACCCGCAGACGTTGTTCACCGGATCGGCCGGCTTCGACTTCTCCGAACCGTGGTGGGATCTACGCCTAGAGGCGCTCTCCGGGCGCGCGACTCGGCTCGCCTACATCGAGCACACCGCCGAACAATGCTGGATCGACGACAACGGGCGCTTTCAGTCGACCCGCCCCAACGTCGAAGACCGGCAGGCATGGGCCGCAGCAAACCCGGCGCTCGGCACACGCATCTCACAAGAGTTTCTCTACGACCAGCTGCGCACGCTCGGACCGGAACTGTTCGCCCAAGAACACCTAGGCGTATGGGTACCGACGTCAGGCATGGTCGCAGCGTCAGGCGCAAAGCTGCCCGAGCTGGCGTGGCGCGACACCGAGATCACCACGGCCCCAACCATCAACCGTGGCGAAATCACCATGGCGTTCGACGTCGAGGTCGACAACTCGTTTGCTGCCATCACCATTGCTTCCGGCTCGCTCGCCGATGCCTACATCGAAACCATTGAACATCGACCCGGTGCCGGCTGGCTGCCAGGTCGGCTGGTTGAACTAATCACACGCTGGAACCCGACCAAGGTTGTCACTGATGCTGGCAGCGGCGCCGCTGTCGCCATCCTCGCCGAGATCAACGAGCACCTCGAGCAACATCGTGTTGCGTCGACCGTTGTGCAGGCAATCACGTCAGCCAACTATCGAGCCGCCTGCTCCGCATTCCTGCAAGCCGTCATCGACGGCAAAGTGCATCGGATCGCCGTTGACAACGACCGCCTATTGCAGGCCGGTCTGACGGCACGTGAGCGACGTGTGGGTGATGCGTTCGTGTTCGATCGTCGCAACAGCCCAGACCCAATCGTCGCGCTCACCACCGCTGCAATGGCTCGAGCGCAGCTGTCGGACCCTAAGCCGAACGTCTTTGCGTTCTAGGAGCATCGTGGCCCGATTCCGTACGCATCTCGCCCAGTTCCTTGAGGTTTCCGGGCTGATCTCGCTGGTTGTCGGCGCCTTCCAAGTCACTTCCGCCGCCGGTTTCGCCGTTGCAGGCATCGTCTCACTGTGGTTCGCAAGGGGGTTGGCAACGTGACCGTGCTGTTTCGCAACGCCCCCGCCTCACCGGAACGACGCAACTTCATGGGTGTTCCCGGAGCGATCTCTCCTCGCACCGGACTCCAGAGCTACCACTACGACTCAATCGAGGCGTTGCGTATCTCCGCCGTGGTTGCGTGCGTCGGCCTGCGCGCCGGTGCATTCGCCCAGCTGCCCCTCAAGGGCTACCGGAACGACGCCAACGGTCAGCCGCAGGTCATGTCGCTGCAGCCGTCGCTGTACGCAGACCCGTCCGATCGTGTCACGGCGTCGATCTGGCGCACGCAAATGTCGATCAGCCGTGACCTGTGGGGCTTCGCTCTCGGTCGCATCATTGCGTTTGACGCCGCCATGTACCCGACCAAGGTCGACTGGATCGACCCGTCGGCAGTGAAACCTAAGATTGAGAACGGCGACATTGTCTGGCTCGGCAAGGGCGGGCGCGTGATCGACTCCGCCGACCTGTTGCACGTCCCGTCGCGCTGGGTGCTTCCCGGCAACCCGACCGGTATCTCGCCGCTCGCCTACAGCGGCCTTACCGACCTTGCCCGCAAGGCACAGGACTTCGGTCGTGACTGGTTCACCAACGGCGCCGTCCCCTCAAGCATCGTCTACAGCGACGCCCCGCTTGACAGCGCAGCCGCCGAGGGCATCGTCGAGACCATCCTGAACAGGTGGACGCAGCGCCGCCCTGCCGTGCTGGGCTCCGGTCTGCGCTACGAGAAGATCAGCGTGCCGGCCAACGAGTCGCAGTTCCTTGAGACCTGCAACAAGGTGGCCGCCGACATCGCGATCTCGTTCAACCTGCCGCCGTCCAAGATCGGTGCAGCGATCAGCGGCCAGTCGGTGACCTACTCCAACCGCGACCAGGACCGCCAGGAGTACTTGGTCGATTCGATCAACCCCGACCTGGTCGTGATCCAAGAGGCGCTGGATCGGCACACACCCAAGGATCAGTACTGCAAGTTTTCAACTGGCGCGTTCATGCGTTCGGACACGCTGACTCGCTACCAGGCGCACAAGGTTGGCATTGAGTCCGGTTTTCTTACGCCGAACGAAGCTCGTGCGCTTGAGGAGATGCCTCCATTGCTGGGTGGTGACAGCATCCGCACGGACGTCGCCGCCGGACGAACCCTGTCCCCTGCAGAGGCATTGCAAAAGATCTATCTGGCAGTTGGCAGCGTGATCAGTGCAGACGAGGCACGCCGAATCGTCGACGACATGTCGGGGACCAAGCTTGCGAGTGTTCCTACTCCGACCTTGGTGGCGCAACCGACAGCGGTCAATGCATCGCCGGTTGAGCCAACATTGCGAGACACGCACGTCGACATACCCATTGCCGTCACCGTCCGCCAGGAACCGATGACCGTGCATGTGCCGCCGCCCGTCGTCGAGTTCCAAGCCCCGCCGCCCGTGTCCATGCGTCGTCGTGTCGAACGCGACGAGGCCGGCCGCATCCTCGCCGTGATCGACGAAGTGGAGAACTGACATGGCGCTCGCCTACAACGCCACGATCCGCAGCGCCATGCTTGACACGATCACATCGGCGGCAGGCGGCTCGGCCACGATCAAGATTTACGACGGCACCCGTCCCGCAACCGGTGGCGCCGCAACCACGCTGCTGGTCACGCTGACGTGCAACGCCACGTTCGCCGGAGCCGCATCCGGTGGCGTCCTGACCCTCAACGCCATCACGTCCGGCACCGCCGTCGCCACTGGCAACCCCACCTGGTTCCGGCTGGCCACTTCGGGAGGCACGTTCGTGCTCGACGGCAACTGCGGCGCATCGGGCTCCGATCTGAACCTCGGTGCCAGCACCATCAACTCAGGCCAGACCGTCGCCATCTCCTCGTTCCAGATCACTGAGGGCAACGCCTAGCCATGGCCAACAGCCAAGTCCCGATCACCGCTGGCTCGGGCACAAACATCGACACCGAACTGCCCGCCGGTGGCGACCATCGACAGGTCATCGTCGTCGGCGACCCCGCCACCACCGCCGGCGTTGCACCCGTAACGTCACTTACCGGCTTGCGTGTTGAGCCGTACATGACCGAAAAGGCGTTCGGCGCTACTGCCCTTGCAGGTTTCCAGCAAGAAGATCAGCCGCACGTCGACGGCCACGCCGGCGTGATGATGCTCGGTGTCCGCAACCATTTCTCCGGTTCGTTCACCGATGGCGACTACGCAGCGATCAGCGTCTCGTCATCGGGCGACATGCACACCGTGTCACGCAAAGACCTGCAACGCATTGCCGTTACCTCGGCCGGTCTCACCAACGTCACCTATGCCGCCGGTGACCAGCTCGGCAACCTGTTCACGATTGCCGGTGCTGCACGCCTCAGCGGTTTCGGCGGCGTGATCACCGGGGTCAGCGTCATTGACCAGCAAGCAAAGATCGGCGCTGTCGATGTCGTGTTCTTCGACTCGTCCGTCACCCTTGCCGCCGACAACGTAGCGTTCTCCATCTCGGCAGCCGACTCGCTCAAGGTCGTCGGCCTTGCCCAACTGGCGGGTGCCTACAGCCTCACCAATGCCCGCCTAGCGCAAGCACAGAACCTTGCCATCCCATACATGTGCTCGGGCGGCACGTCGCTCTACGCAGCGCTCATAACCCGATCGGCGAACGCAGGCATCACGTCCGGCACCGCCATCCAGTTGAACGTCTACCTCGAGCGGTACTGACATGCCGCTGACGTTCGGCGCAGCGACCAGCAACTACTCCAACATCGTCACCGTGTCGTTCGGATCGTCCGGCCAAGCAGGCTTGTTCGCAGGCTGGTTCTATCCGACGACCTTGACGGCAGGCCGCTACCTGTTCTCAATGGGCAACAACAGCACGACCGCCAACTTCGGCACCAAGGTCGGCACCACCACCTCCACGCTGCAGATGAACTCGGCCACGGTAACGCCAGGACTGTGGACCGCAACCGCAGATACCACGCTGTTCCCGTCCGGCATCACGATCAACAACTGGTGGTTCATCGCCGGTCTTTGCTCCGTCGTCACCGGCCCCACCGTCGCATGGCGAATGTGGATCGGCAACGAATCCACACCGCCCACAGCGATGACGATCGCCAACAACACCGCACCTGCCGGTGCGCTCGCAACTGGCACGACCTACATCGGCAACAACAGCAACGTCGGCACCGCCTCTTTTCAAGGCGACATCGGCCAACTGTCGTTTCTGTACGCCACCAGCGGCGTCAACAGCCCGCTGCCAATCGCTACCGCAGGCACCATCTCCGCTGACGAAGCGTTGCTGATCGAACAGACATACCTGCGACCGATCTGGCTCGGCCAACACCCCGGCCACTACGTCAGAGACGGCGTCACCGCAGCCGAATGGGTCATCGTCGAGAACCGGTACGGCAACAACTACATCCGACAGCAGCTGTCGGCCACCGCAGCAACGACCATCCTTCGAGCCGACGGCACCACCTCGGGCACGACAACCTCAGCAAACGAGCACCCTCGGCTGATCGACTTCGCAGCCAACGTCAGGAACCCGTACGTCAGGAGCTGACCGATGAGTTTGCTGCTCCTGTTCACCGGCGCAGCGCCCACCGGCCTGACCGGCTCAAGTGCCACCACCAACGCTGATGACGCAGCCAACGCTTCTGGCTCAGTCGCGTGGCCGGCGATCACCGGCTCAAGCAGCACCACCAACGCCGACGACAGCGCTACAGCAAGCGGTTCGGTCGGCTCGTCAACCATCACCGGCAGCTCGGCCACCACCAACGCCAACGACACCAGCGCAGCGTCGGGCACCGTCACCTGGCCGGCCCTCACCGGTTCCAGCAACACCACCAACGTCAACGACAGCGCCACCGCCGCCGGCGCAGTGTTCAGCACCCTCACCGGTTCCAGCAACACCACCAACGCTGACGACACAACCAGCTCAAGCGGATCAACCAATGGTGGCACCGCACCACCCACTGGCGGTTTTGTCGTTCCGTATCGGCCCCAAGTCAGGCCATCGCAACAACAACCCGCACTTACTGCAACCGCCGCCACCACAAACCGGCCGGACGCAACCACGTCAACTGGCTCAATCGTCTGGCCCGTCGTGCTGGGCGCCGCCCGACTGATCAACCACCCCGACTCACTCACCGGTCACCTCGAGCTCAGCGACTGGCACCTCGTCGCCATCGACGACGAAGAACTGCTCGCACTCATCTGAAAGGAGCGCGCATGTCCGCAGCTTCCAAGCCCATCGAGCGGCGCATGTTCCCCGCCGACATCAGCATCCGCACAAACAAGGACGGCAGCGTCGGCCTGCGCGGCTACGCAGCCGTGTTCGACAGCGAAGCCCACAACGAGGTCGTGCGCTCGTCGGCGTTCAACACGACCCTCAAGCAGCGCGACAACGTGCGTCTGCTTGTGAACCACGACGGCGTGCCCATGGCCAGCACCAAGGCCGGCACGATGACCCTGTCGATCGACCAGCGCGGCCTCCTGGTCGACGCCCCCAGCCTCGACATGGCCAACCCGACCGTGCAAGAGCTGGTGTCGGCAATGAGCCGTGGCGACATCGACCAGATGTCGTTTGCGTTCGCCGACCTGTCGCCCGCCACCAAGTCCAACACCGGTGTGCGTGAACTGACCGACGTCGTCCTCTACGACGTTTCGGTGGTCACCTATCCGTGGTACGAGGCGACGACGGTTGGCCTCACTGGCGATCGCGACATGGACCGTGCACTTGTCTGCTTGCGCAGCCTCAGCCCCGAACAAGCCCGTGAGGTCACCATCATCGCCCTCGATGGCGACGTGCAGGTTTCCAACGTGGCCGACAACAGCATTGAGACCGAGACGGCCGACTGTTGCGACGCCTGCGGATGCGACATGCCCGCTGACGCCAACTACTGCCCCGACTGCGGTGCCGCCGTGCCCGTTTCGACCATGAACGCGTGCAACAACTGCGGCTGCGAATGCCCCACCGGCGCCGCCTACTGCCCCGGCTGCGGAGTTGCACTCACCCCGGCGGAACCCGCCGCCGACCCGACCGCCACGCCGACCCCGGCACGTGGCCACTCAATCTCAGAAGCCAGAGCACTGCTCGGCCTCTGACTAGTTGGAGCCGGAGCGTCCCCCGGAGCCGTAAGGGCCACCAGGGACAGCCACCACGCCGACGCCCCCCAACCAACAAACCCCCTGACTCCACAAGGAGACCACCACCATGACCATTCTGGACAAGGTGCGCGAACAGCGCGCCCAGATCAACGCGCCCGCCGAGGCGGTGATCGCCGCTGCCGAAGCCGAGCAGCGCGAACTCACCACCGAAGAGTGGGACACCATCAAGGCCACCAAGGCCGCCGGAGCCGACCTCGACGAGCGCATCGCCGACCTCGAGATCGTTGAGGCCCGTCGCATTGAGGCTGCCGCCAAGAACATCGGCGGCGCCGTTGTCCGCAACGAGGCCCGCACCTACAGCCGCGAGGCGGAGCGTCGTGACGGCGTCTCGTTCCTCGCCGACGTGGCCACCGTGTTCGGCAAGGGCTTTGAGCCCGGCGCCCACGAGCGCATCGCTCGCCACACGCAGGAAGAGCGCACCGTCCGTGGTGACCTGTTCGAGACCCGTGCCGCCGCCACCTCGGCGTTCGCCGGACTGGTAGTCCCCCAGTACCTCACGGACCTCTACGCGCCCGCCGTGGCCGCCATGCGTCCGCTCGCCAACGCGATGCGTCACGTCGATCTGCCCGCACAGGGCATGACGGTCAACATCAGCCGCATCACCACCGCGACCTCGGCCGCCCTGCAGGCGTCGGAGAACAGCGCGGCGTCGGAAACCAACATCGACGACACGCTGCTCAGCCCGACGATCCAGACCGCTGCCGGTCAGCAGACGGTGTCGCTGCAGGCGCTCAACCGTGGCACCGGCGTTGAAGAGGTGGTCGTCGGCGACCTCGTCCGCCGCTACCACACCGTGCTCAACAGCACGCTCGTCAACCAGGCAACGAACGGCCTTGACGCCATCGCCGGCGTCAGCGTCACCTACACCGACGCCAGCCCCACCGGCCCCGAGCTGTACCCCAAGCTGTTCGACCTCATCCAGCAGGTCCAGTCGGCCACCTACCTCGGCGTGTCGCACTTCGTGATGCACCCCCGCCGGTGGAACTGGCTCGCTTCGCAGGTCGGCACGTCGTGGCCGTTCCTGCAGGTCGCCGGCGCAGGTGCTCAGACCGCAGGCGCCTACAACGGCACCGGCAGCTACAACAACACCGGCTCGGGCACCGTCGTGGCAGGCACCCTTGCTGGCGTGCCCGTCATCCTCGACGCCAGCATCGCCACGAACTTCGGCGCCGGCACGAACGAGGACCGCATCTACGGCATCACGTCGGACGAGGCGTTCCTCTGGGAAGACGTCAATGCCCCGCTGTTCATCCGTGCAGAGCAGACCGCCGCAGCCTCGCTCGGCGTGCTGTTCGTGGTGTACGGCTACTTCGCCTACACCTTCGGCCGCTACCCCTCGGCCCACGGCAAGATCAGCGGCACGGGCCTCGTCACCCCGACCTTCTGACCCTTCCCCTGGTCAGCCCCCGCAGTGACAGCGGGCCCGTCACGTTTGTGGCGGGCCCGCTTCCTGCAGCCCTCACTCGATCGGAGAACCGATGTACGAAGCACCCATCACCGTTGTTGCATCTGCAGCACGAACCACCACGGGCAACAGCGGAGCGCTGCAATGCGGTGCGACACCCGTCATCTCGTTGCTGGTTGCCACGACCGCCGCATCTGGAACGACGCCCAGCATGGCGCTGTCCATCGAATGGTCGCCCGATGGCGGAACGACGTGGTGCGCAGCCGACACGGCCGACACCTTCACCGCGATCACCACGACGACCAACCTCACCAAGCAATTCCGAGTCAAGTCAAACGTCTACCGCATCGTCTGGACCATCACCGGCACCACGCCGTCGTTCACGTTCAGCGTGCGCGAATACGACCTCGGAGCATGACGTGAGCGAAATCGAATCACTCCTGCGCGAACGCGCTGGCTACGTCATGCGCAACCTGACCGACCGAATCAGAGCAGTCGACGTCGCACTCGCAGCACTCGGTCACAAGACCGCACCGGCCATCGAGACCGCCGCTGTCGCACCGCCCGAGACCGCCACGGTCAAGACCCGTCGCGCACGCACCACGACTAACTGAGCGAGGCCCTCATGGCGAGTTACGCAACGCTGCAGCAACTCAAGGACTACGGCCGCAACGAGATCACCAGCGCCGACGACTCGGTGCTGAAGCTCGCCCTCGAGTCCGCCGAAATGCTAGTCAACAACTTCTGCGGACGCACGTTCACCGTTGCCGGTGCTGCGACCGCACGCGTCTACTCGCCCGCTGGGCCCGCCGCCAAGGTGCTGCGCATCCACGACTGCACCAGCATCACCTCAGTCAGCGAAGCCGGCTCGCTGCTTGACGCCAGCACTTGGCAGGCAGAACCGGTAAACGGGCTCACACCGCAAGGCGACACCCGCCCGTACACGTCGCTGCGTCGCTACGGCGGCATCTGGCTGTGGGACGACGACAAGGCTCGCATCACCGTGACCGCCACCTGGGGATGGACCAGCGTCCCGTACCGGGTGCAAGAGGCGACGCTGATCGTCGCCAAGGACGTCTACCAGCAGCGCAACACCAACGCCGGCGTCGCAGGCTTCGGCGAGTTCGGCGCAGTCCGAGTGCGCATGAACCCGATCGTGATCGACATGCTGACGCCGTTGCGTCGCACCGAAGCGTTCGGTCTCGCATGAACCTGCAGACCATCCGCGAGGCCGTCGAATCACGCCTCGCCGCAGCGTTCGCCGCCAACGCCGACTCGGTCACGATCTACCCGTGGCTGACGTCGTCCGACGTGTACCCGCAGATCACTGTCAACCACTCAACACCAGCCGTCGAATACCACTCGTCGTTCGGACGTGGCCTGTGCCAAGTGAACTTGACAGTCGAGGTGCGCACCACCGCAGCCGATCCAATCTCGGCGCAGATCGCACTCTCCAAGTTCGCCAACGCCGGCACCGGTGAAACCCGGTCCATTGTCGACGCGCTCGAGGCCGTCACCAGCGGCACCACACCGAACCTTGACGGCGCTGTCGAGAACGTGGTCGTCGCGCAGGTGTCCATGAATCAAGGCGAACAACTCGCATCCGGCGTCTACGAGTTCGCCGCCACCTTCGACGTCCAAGTTCTCGCCAGGAGGAACTGATGGCAGCGTTCTCGCTCACCAACGTCTCGATCGCGCTTGACGGCACCATCGTGACCGGCTACTGCAATCAGGTCGACACGCAAGCCAGCGTCGACATGCTCGACTTCACCACGTTTGCATCCGGCGGCTGGAAGACGATGCGCCCCGGCTTCGCCTCGTTCACGCTCGGCCTGCAAGGTTTCCAGGACTACGCCACCAACGCGCTCGACCAGTCGTTCCCGCTGTCGTCCGCTGGCGGCACCGACACCTTCACGGTTGCTCCGACCGGCGGTGCCGCAGTTGCCGACCCTGCCTACTTCGGACAGGGTCTGCTGAACAGCTACACGCCGCTCACCGCCGCAGTCGGCCAGCCCGCCAACTTCAACTTCCAATGGGCCGGCATCAACCAGCTCGTCCGTGGACAGATGCTGCACCCATCAGCGGCGCGCACCGCCACCGGCAACGGCACCGCCACCACCTTCACGACGCCGACCGCCACGCAGGCGCTGTACGCAGCGTTCCACGTCACCTCGGTTACTGGCACCGGCACCATCACCTTCAAGGTGCAGACCGCCAACAGCGGCGCATTCACCGTGCCGAACGATCGCATCACCTCAAACGGTTTCACCGCCACCGGCGCCCAGTTCGCATCGCTTGCCGGTGCGCTCGCCGGTGAAACCCACATTCGCGCCCAGTGGACCATCACCGGTTTCACCAGCGTCACCTTCCAGGTCGCCGCCGGCGTCCTGTGACCTTCAGACCTCCAACCGTCAGGAGCAACAACCATGGCAGCATTCAGCCTCACGTCGGCGACCATCCTCGTCGGCACCACCTGGACCGGCACCGCCCCCGGTGAACCCGGCACGCAGACCGTGTCGGGCACCGTGGCGTCGTCGACTGACATCTCCACGATGATCACGCAGGTCGACGTCGGCCTCAGCGTCGCCCAGCTCGAGACCACGAACTTCGGTTCGGGCGGCTGGAAGACCATGACGATGGGCCTCAAGGAAGGCACGCTCCAGCTCAACTTCAATCAGGACTTCGCAGCCTCCAAGATCGACGCCCTGTTCGGCCTCGGCGGCTCGATCATCCCGGCCTTGGGTGCCTACGGCTACATCGACGTCAAGCCGACCTCGGCTGCTCGCAGCGCCACCAACCCGAGCTACGTGTTCCAGGTGTACAACTCGTCGTACAACCCGATCTCGGGTGGCGTCGGTGCGCTGGCAGTCGGCACGCTGCAGTTCACGATCACCGGCCAGATCGCCCGTCTGACCGCCTGACGTGGACGACTGGCAGCGGGTCGTCAAGAAGATCGACGGCCTGCACGCCGAACTCGACGGCACGGCATTCAACAAACGGCTCGCAAAGGTCGGCAAAGACGACCTAGTGCCGATCGTCGAAAAGTCGATCCGCAGGGACGCCGGCGGCGACCTCGCAATGTCTGGCTGGCGCACCAAGAAAGGCGACCAGCTGCAGCTCACTGCCCACAGCGAGCCCGCTGCCAGCGTTCCGACCGGCATCTTCATCAGCCCAGCAATCCAAGGTGCCAACTGGCGCAAGGGTCATGGGCCGATGCGTGTGCTGCAAGACGGCCGCAAGTCGTACGTGGCCGGTGACCGCCGCCGCAAGGGCCATCGAGTGAAGAAGAAGACCGGCGAGGTCGTCGACACCTTTCGCAAGGTGAAACGCAACATCGGCGCCACCAGAGGCAAGGGCACCTGGTCTGACGCCGTAGCCGAGATGAACCGTGTCGCTGCCAAACGTGTTGACGAGCGGGCCGTGAAGGACGCACTGAAGAAGTACTGGGGGTGAGCCGTCGTGGCGTTGGGTGACAAGATCACAGTCGTCATTGACGTCGTCACGAAGTCGGCCACGGCTGGCCTCAAGGACTTCAAGTCTGCAGTCGGCGAGGCACAGGGCTTCACCGGCAAGCTGAAAGCCGGCGTCGGTTCGCTCAAGGACACGTTCGGCTCGGCGCTCACGTCCACGGCAGGTCTCGCTGCGGGCGTCGTGGCAGCGGGCGTCGGTGCGGTCAAGGCAGCAGGCCAGTTTTCTGAGCTGGTTAAGCGCGCAATTGACCTTGGCAAAGCGACCGGTCTGTCAACCGAGCAGGCATCTCGCTGGATTGCCGTCGCTGACGACTTTGGCATTCAAGCTGAGGATCTGCAAACCGGGCTTGGCCGTATCGCCAAGACGCTTGACGCTGCAGTGTGGGACAAGTACGGCATTGCCACTCGTGACGCCAGCGGTTCGGCAAAATCCGCCAACGACATCTTTCTGCAGTCGCTGGACATGTTGGGCAAGATCACCAACGACACCGAACGTGCTCGAGTTGGCAACGAGCTGTTCGGCAAGGGCTATGCCAACATTGCTCCGATCATCGGCAATACGCGTGCCGAGTACGAGAAGATGCTGTCGGCTGTTGATGGTGGCCAGGTCATCACTAGCGGTGAGGCCAAGCGAGCCGAGAAATGGCGCGAGGCTCAGGACAAGCTGAGTGACGCAACAGGTGATCTGACATTGGCGTTTGGCAATATGGCGGTTGCGGCAGCACCGCTGTTGGATTTCATTGCCGGCATTGTTCAGAAAACAGCCGAACTGGTGGACATTGCCGGCGAGGGCGACATCAGTAAACCGCTGACGCAATTCAGCAAGGTTGCCAGCAACACCAAAACTAAGGCCGGCGATCTCGTCGTTGCGTTTGACAAGTTGGCAAGTGCCTCGGGCAACGCGCGGTCGCCCTTAGACAAAACCGGCGCCGTGCTGAAGACCCTTTTCGGCTTTGATTCAAATGCTCCGTTGATTTTTGACAACTACAAAAAGGCGATTACTGAGCTAGCTCAGACTGCCCCGGAGGAAGCGGGCAGGGTTGTTGGTGCTCTTACGGAGCTGGTGCTGGCCGCCGAGAAAGCAGGCGACCAAGAGACTCTTGATGCCCTGTCGGCTCGTGGTCTCAACTTTGACACAATCATGGAACTGGGCAAGGTTGCTGCCGAGGCCGCTGGCGGCATGGACAAGCTCGGCTGGTCGGCGAAACAGCTGGACGACGATGCAAGCAACCTAAAGGTTTCACTCAACCTGGTTGAGGAAAGCACCAACAGGGCCAAGGATGCCTTGAAGCGCTATCAGGATCAGGTCAAGGGTCGCCATGACCTGATCGACTTGGTCGCAACGCTTGATGACACCAAGAACAAACTCAAGGCCCTGACCGACGAGTACCTCAAGATCAAGGCACCTACTGAGGATCAGGCGCGCAAGTATTTCCTCGACTCGGCGCAGGCTGCTGACGATGCGCAAGAGGCAGCAGCTGACTACCTTGACACCGTCGATGGCATCAGCGACACACAGAAGAAGACGTTGCTGATTGAGTTCCGAGCGGATGACCCGGCTGCGTTTCTCAATGGCGTGCAACGAGCTGTTGATTCGCACGGCCTGACAGTTGGCGTCACCACTCGCACTGTTTCCGGCCCGCAAGATGGACCCAACACCGGACCTCGAGGTGCGGGTAACACGACAGTGAATCTCAACATTCACGCGCCGTTTGTGGGCAACCCTGTGGAGTTCGGGCGCATTGCTGTTGACGCAATTAGGTCGTACGTTAGGGCTGGCGGAAGAGGACTCAGCTAATGGCCGCCTGGCGTGACTCCGCGACCGTCACGGTCTACATCAGCTTTGCTGACAACCCGCTCACCGCAGCGGCGTCGGGCACATGGGTCGACGTGACCACCGACGTGCGGGACTGGTCGATTCGTCGAGGCCGCACGACCGAGCTGTCGAACTACTCGCCCGGTACTGCTCAGGTGACGTTGGACAACCGTGCCCGCAAGTACGACCCGAGCAACACGGCAGGCGCCTACTACGGCCAACTGCTGCCGATGCGGCGCATCAAGATCGTGGCCTCCAGCGGCGCTACGACGGCCACCGTGTTCACCGGCTACGTGATGGGCTGGCCGATCGAGTACCCCGGCATGATCGACAGCGAAGTCACGCTGCAATGCGTTGACGCCACTCGCATCTTGAGCCAGTACGCAGCGCCGGCAACCGCATACGAAGCCAAGGTGCTGGCTGATTCGCCGTTGCATTACTGGCGGCTGGATGACATCAGCAACGGCACCTCACCGGCCACGGTCGGCGGAGTCGATGCCATCAACTTCAACCAGGGCGACCCTGCGTACAACGCCCCTGCCGACCTTGCCATCACTCGCCCGGTCGGCCCGTCAACGACAGTCGCCAATGCCGGTTGGGCCGCAACCGGAACTAGCGCCACCAATCCCATGACGGTCGAGGGCTGGTTCTGGAATTTCCAGTACGGCGTCGTCGGCGGCAACAACATCGCTCGAGTGGCGGCCTCGTCGACCAGTTGGATCCGACTGGCCATCGGTGCCACCGACGGCACCGTCTCGGTCGGTTACAGCAACTCGGCTGACGTCAAGTCGTACACGTACGCAGCGATCGGTTGGCGTGTCACCCAGTCGCTGGTGCATTTGGTGCTGACCGCCACGACCACCACGTTGACGTTGTATGCCAACGGCCAGCAGGTGTGGCAGGGGTCGCTGTCGGCTGCGACCAGCACCAACACGTTCTCGGCGTTGCCGCCTCCGTCGATGCAGGCCGTAGCGCAACCTCGCAGCGGTTCACCGGTCAACCCGGCGATCTACGGACTCGCTGTCTATGGCGCCAACCTGACCTCCACCAAGGTGCTCGATCACTACATCGCCGGTCTCACTGGCTGGGGCCACCCGTACGGCGACCGAGCTGGCGCACGCATCGACGCAGTCTTGACCGCTATCGGCTGGCCATCGGCTGATCGTGCCCTGTCAACCGGTTCGACCGTGCTCGGCGCATACACCGGGCAGGGTTCGCCGCTCAGCATCTGCCAAGCGTGTTCGGACGCCGACCAAGGGCTGCTGTTCATCTCGGGCGACGGCAAAGTCACGTTCCGGGACCGGCAATGGCAATGGACAAACGCTGACAGCCGCACCTCGCAAGCGACGTTCGGCGACACCGCCGGCGAGACGCCGTACTACGACATCGAGATCGACGGCAACCATGTCGACTGGGTGCGCAACGTCGTCACCGTGTCGTACGAGGGCGCATCGGTCACGGTCAAGGATGCGTCATCAACAGCGGCCTATGGCGAACAGGACGAGTCGGTGTCGGCCAGTCTCATCCCGGCAGGCGGCGGTTTCGTGGCACGCCAGTTGGCCGCCTACCGGCTGCGGATGCGCAAGACACCCAAGACCCGTATCCCGTCGCTGAAAGTCAAGCCTCGAGTGGCGACCTCGACGCACCTACCGACGCTGCTGGGCCTTGAGCTCGGGGAGCGTGTGACCGTCAACCGTCGCCCGACCGGTGGCACCGGCTCGTTCTCGCAGGCGTGCACCGTCCAAGGCATTGCACATCAGGTGACGCCCGACAACTGGACGACCACGCTGTACCTGGCACCAACCGTCGCCTCGTACACCGAGGGTCCGTACCTGACGCTTGGCGATGCGACCTACGGAAAGATCGGCACGGTCGCCGGTAACACCATCCCGTTCTGAGGAGGACACATGCCCGACGCAGGGCTTGCAGACGGCTCGGTTCTGACGAGCGCCAACTACGACACCTACCTGCGCCAACAGGTCGTCGCTCAGGTCACCAGCGGCACCAGGCCGACCGGTTTCGAGGGCCGACTGATCGCCGAATCGGACACCGACCGCATCGTCTGTTACGACGGCGCCAACTGGATTCGAGTGGGTGCCTACTCCTCGTCAGGTCGCAGTGGCGTCAACCTGTCGCGCATCAGCACCGTGCAGTCGATCCCTACCGGCACCGCTGTGTTCACGGCGATCTCGTGGGACACCGAATCGACCGACACCGACAACTACATCACGGCACCGTCGACCGACATCACCATCCCGACCGGCCTTGGCGGCTTCTACGCCGTCACTGCAACCGTGTCGTGGGCCACGTCGCCGGGAGGCAACTCGTCGATCGAGTTCTACAACAGCTCGACCAGCGGCATCTGGCGGTTTCCGATCGGTGCGGGCACGCAGATGACGTCGTGCGCACTCACGATGATCGCCGATGTGGCCGCTGGCAACGTCTGCCAGCTGCGTGTTTCGCAGGGCACTGCCGGCGCAATCAACGTCAACGCAACCTTGCAGATGTGGAGGCTGTCAGCATGATCGAGTTCCCGCCCGTCGAGATGCCCAGCGACCTGACCGGCGTCGCTAACGGCAAGCTCGGCCCGTGCAACCTGACCACGGTCTACTTCCCGCAGGTCGGACACCTGTCAATGCATCCGCTGGCCGCCCGCGCGTGGCACGCCATGACCGCTGTCTGCAAGGCCGAGACGAAAGCCGACCTGACAACAACCGGCACCTACCGCTCCATTGACGCGCAACTGCAGCTGTTTCTGCAGCGTTACACGCCGACGTTCCTGCCGATCCGCAACGTCATCACCTCGCAGCGCAACTACCAAGGCAAAACGTGGTGGCTCAAGCGTGGCTACTCGCCCGCAGCGGTGCCTGGCACCTCAAACCACGGCTGGGGCATTGCCGTCGACATTGCGATTGCTGCGCCGCTGGTCGTGCCGATCACCGCTGACCCCAAGGTGTGGCAGTGGGTGCAGGACAACGCCATGTCGTTCGGCTTCGGCTGGGAAGGCGCACGGCCCGGTATGCCCGGTTGGGAACCATGGCACCTCCGCTACTGGGCCGGCGATCTAGTGCCCGCACGTGTACGTGATGTCGAAGCGTGGTTCGCTGCGCAGGTGAAGCCGTGATCGGCCTGTCGACCGCCGAATCCACCGTGATCGCCGCCGTCGTGCCGGTACTGGTGGTGCAGGGTGTGCAGATCTGGCAGGCGACGCAGGCCCGCAAGCAGTCGAAGGCAACCTCGGCGCAGCTGGTCCCCAATGGCGGATCATCGTTGCGTGACGCCGTGGACCGGCTCGAGCACAAGGTCGACGGCTTGCACGATCGCCACGATCACCTGTCGTCGCGCATCACGCTCATCGAAGATCACATCACCCGCCCCAAGGAGGACTAGGTGCCCGCAATCACGCAAGCACCCGCAACGCTCGACGTGATCGGTGTCGCCGGTGACGCCCTGACCGTCACGGTCGGGATCACCGAGAACGGCGCCGACTACCCGTGGACCGGTGTGACCGTCACGACCGGCATCCTGTCGTCAGGCGTCACGCAGGCCACCAACTGGGCGACATCAACGCCAACTGACGGCGTGCTGGTGCTGTCGCTGACGAATGCCAACACGACGACGCTCGGCGCAAACACGTTCCAGTTCTTCGTGCAGTTCACCAAGGCCGGTGCGACTCGTTCGCTGATCGCTGGCACGCTCACCGTCATGGCCGCCGGTTGGGGCGGCACCTCAACCTCGACGGCCACGATTGCTGCACAGTCGATCGCCGTCACCGGACAGGTCACCGGCGCACAGGGCCAGTGGGACACGGCACAGACGATCAACGCCCAGACCGGCACGACCTACTCGTTGGTCGCTGGCGATGTCGGCAAGTTGGTGACGCTGACCAACGCCTCGGCCATCACGCTGACCGTGCCCTCTGGTCTCGGACTCAGCAACGGCACACGCATCGACCTCGCCCAGCTCGGCGCGGGACAGGTCACGGTCGCAGCCTCGGGCACGACAATCAACGCCTCGCCCGGCCTCAAGCTGCGGGCGCAGTACTCGGCGGCCACCTTGATTCAGACCGCAGCCAACACGTTCCTGCTGGTGGGCGATCTCAGTGCCTAGCACTCTCGGCATTGTCGCTGCAGGCGAGGACGTTCTCAACGACGCCGTGTTCTGGGTCGACGCTGCACGCTCGTCGGTCGTCTCCGGCGCGCTGTCGAACCTCGGTACCGGCGGTTCGGCGCTCAACGCTCAGTTCGGCAACACGACCGGCGTCGACACGTTCGATCCTGCGCTGCTGACGCACACCGGCACGAACTATCTTTGGTTGCCTGGCTCAAGCGTCAACTATGCCGACACGCCATCCACCAGCGCACTCAACATCACCGGCGACATTGAGCTAGAAGTCGTCTTCCATACTGCCCCAGACTGGACGTCTCTGCCGTCTACAAACGGCGCATTGCTGGGCAAGGAAACGGCATCCAACAGGTCGTACGTCCTACGGCGAACGCTAGGCGCTCTCACCGTCAGTTTTGTGTGGAGCGTCGATGGTTCAACCGTTACGTCCGTGCAATCCACGTCAAACGTGCCAGCAGGCAGTAACGCCATCAAGGTCCAACACGATGTCGATAACGGATCGTCTCAAAACACGGTGACCTTCTACACATCGTCCAATTACGGCGTTTCCTACTCTCAACTTGGCAACGTCGTGACAACGTCTGGCGTGACGTCGCACTACGTCGGCACCGCTGCTGTCACCGTCGGCACGAGCCTGTCTGGAAACCTTGATGCCGCCGGATACAGACGCGCCATCGTTCGCAACGGCATTGGCGGCACCACCGTGTTCGACGCCGACTTCACGACCGGCATCACGTCCGGCGCGCAGACCACGTTCACCGAGTCATCGGCCAACGCTGCGACGGTCACGATCAATCGGTCGACCTCGGGCCGCAAGGCTGTCGCCGTCGTGCGTCCCACGTTGCTGTTCGGCACCGACGATTACCTCGAGGTGGCCGACAACGCACTGCTGAACTTCGGTGCCAGCGACTCGTTCACCGTCGTGGCCGTGGTGCGGCAATGGGCAACGCCGACCAGTTTCGGACGCACGATCCAAAAAGCACCAGTGACCGGAGCCGGTTGGCAAATGCTGAACAACAGCACGCTCAACCTGCGTTATTTTGCAATGACCGACGGCACCACCAATGTGAACGCTGGAACGGGCAACCCTTACACGGCAGGAAGCATGGCTGTTACGACTGCCGTCCGCAACACTGTTGCCGACACAATTACGCTCTACAACGGAACGACGGCGCAGGCGGCAACCAACGACAGCACCACCAGTTCGTTGTCCAACAGCAACGTCATGCGCATCGGCACAGCATCCACCGGCGGAGCAGCGGCTGATTTTGAGTTGCTTGCCGCAGCCGTCTGGCGTCGTGCGCTGAACGCCAACGAGATCGCCACCATCGTCGCCCGTTACACATAGGAGCATCACATGCACCACCTGTTCGGATCGGACAGCCGAGCGAGCGCGCTCCGCACCCTGCTGCGCGCCGTTGTCGTCATCGGCACCGCCTTCGGGCTGAAGATGACCCCGGAACAGATCGCCGCCGTGCAGCTCGGCATCGAGGCCATCCTGCAGTTCGGCCGATCGTGGTTCACGAAAGGCGGCTGACGTGAACTTGGCCGATCGGCTGAACGCCGAAGCGCATCGCAACTGGCGTGCACGTTGCGCCGTGCAGCTCCTGCTCGAGCAACTCGACAAGTCGGATGGCGACGCCCTGCGAGATGCACTCGGCAAGCGCGACCAGTTCAGCAACGGACAGATCGAACGCGCACTTGCCGCCGAGGGCCACGGGCACGTCAAGTCGTACACGATCATGCGCCACCGGAACGGCAGCTGCTCCTGTGGCGCTCGGTGAAGCACTCAGTAACGAGCAGCAACCGAACCGGATAGCCACGCTCGGCAAGATCGCCGACCTGCTTGACCGCAACGGCATCGACGTCGACGACGTGGGCAAGGTCGCCAAGATCAACCTGTGGCAGGGTTTTTACAAAGACGCTGACGGCGAAGCGCACACGGTCGACATGGCCGGGATCACGTTGTCGCCGCACTGGGCCGAGGGCCCTGCCTGGCCGGTCGTGCAGCCTGGCCCCAGCATCAGCCTGCCGACCCGCAAGACGACCGCCACCCGCAACGACGGCTGGCACGACGCCGTGATTTTGCCCGACATGCAGGTCGGCTACTACCGCAGTCGCACCGGTGACCTCGAGCCGATCCACGACGAGGACGCCATTGCCATCGCGCTGCATATCACCGCCGACATAAACCCGTCGCTGGTCGTGCTGGTCGGCGACAACCTCGATGCCGCCGAACTCGGCAAGTACCGCACCTCGCCGGCATACCAGCAGACCACGCAGGCCGCCATTGACCGGCTCGCCACGCTGTGCGCCGAATTACGCGCCGCAGCACCCAACGCTCGCATCGTCTGGCTCGCAGGCAACCATGAGGAACGCCTACCCCGCTACCTGTTGGACAACGCTGTTGCAGCGTTCGGGCTCCGCAAGGGCAACGCCCCTGAGTCGTGGCCGGTGCTCAGCCTGCCGTATCTGGCACGGATGGACGAGCACGACGTCGAGTACCTGCCCGGCTATCCGGCATCGTCGTTCTGGATCAACGACCGCTTGCGTGTCATCCACGGCGACAAGGTGGCCAGCGGCGGCAGCACGGCGCACAAGTACCTCGGCAACGAGAAGGTCAGCGTCATCTACGGGCACATCCACCGACGTGAATACGCAGCCCGGACACGTGAGGACCGTGACGGCCCCAAGGAAGTGATGGCGGCATCGCCCGGATGTCTCGCCAAGATCACCGGCGAGGTGCCCAGCACCAAGGGCGGCGTCGACCTTGACGGCAGGCCGCTGACCCGCATCGAGGACTGGCAGCAAGGTCTGGCCGTCGTCACCTACCAGGAGGCCGACGGCATGTTCACGTATCACAACATCGCCATCCACGATGGCTGGGCGATGTACGGCGGCAAGGAATACACGGCATGAGCGCTCAGTTTGAGGTGTAACGCCAACTAGTCCAACGGTCTTGCGATATGGAGTCGATGAAACGTTGCTGTTCGGCGTAATCGGCATCAAGCAAAGCCGTCATGGCGTTGACTTCATCTTGCGTCGCAAACGCACTGAAACTGAAACCGTCGCTGTTTGTGCCAAAGATGGTCGCTGTGGTGACGCCTGGGATTTGCCGAGGCGTAAAGGCCGGAATGATTACTGGCTCAATGACAACGCTGCAGTCTGGACATTCATAGTGCGATTGATCGACCGTTTCGTGTGGATCATGGTCGAACGCTCCTTCCGTGCCGTCGCACCAGTGCGAAGCGTCAACCACGTAACGCGCACGTCGCATGTGCACCGCATGGCCGTTACCGCAATTGACGGTTGCTTCAAAGTCGATGGCGTCCCTGCCCATCGTGACGTCAATCATGTCAACGTGTATCTCAAGCGTGAGGGGCGCCTTCAAGATCATCCGAGCCATGCTGGTGACCATACCAACGTTGTCAACAGCCCAAGCATTGCCTAGGACCCATGATGAGCAAGCACCCGCTGAAGCTGACCGCCGGCGAATCCGCGCAGCTGGCATCGCTGATCGCTGCCGTGGCACGCCCCCGTTCACAGGACGAGGTGAGCGCCGTCGAGCGTTGGCTCGGGCGGCTGCTCAAGGCCAGCCGAGAATGAAGCGCAGGCCGGTGTGGATCCGCTGGCACGATGCAGCGCATGTGGCGCCGGGGGAGTGGGTCACCGAGCTGGCCGACACCGGCGTGACTGTCCACACTGTTGGGGTGCTGATCGCCAAGACCAAGCGGCACCTCGTCGTTGCGCACTCGGTCGATTCATCCGGCAACGCCACTGGTGTGTTCTCCATTCCTCGCTCCGCCGTCGAGGAGTGGGGCGAACTGACTGACTAGATCGCGACGTCCGCCCGTCGCTGAGCGCTCGCCCCCGCCCTGCCTCCAGGGGCGGGGGCGTTGCTGCTTTTGCGTGCGAAGTCGTGCGAAGTCGTGCGAAGTGTGCGAAGTTCACATTCAGATCGACAGCCCGTTTACCTGCGGTTTCGCGTTTTTGCCGATTACAAAACCCCTGATAACGCACCCTCTCAAGGTGGCGGCACGGGTTCGAATCCCGTACGGGCTGCAACACAAACCCCCTGCTCAGAGCCACAATCTGGGCAGGGGGTTCGACTTTTTCCAACGCTGCGCGTGCGAAGTATGCGAAGTTTTGCGGATTGACTCCGCACGATGCGTGCGCCACCATCGCCACGTGCACCTGCGAAAACTGGACAACGGACGCTGGCGAGTCGAGGTCTACAAGAACGGTCGCAAGGCATCGGCAACGGCACGCACGAAGGCCGAGGCCACCACCCGAGGCGTCGATCTACTGCTCGAGCTGGGCGGAAAACCGTCTGCGCGGGGCATGACCGTGCAAGAACTGGCAGCGAACTGGCTGGCGCAGACCGACAACCTGTCGGTTACCTATCGCACCGACGCCCAGCGCGTGATCGAACGTCTGCCGGATGAGTTCACCAGCCGCCTGATCGTCGACATAACGCCAAGCGTTATCGAGGGTCTGTACCGCCAGTTGGCAAAGGCCGGCTGGACCGTCGACCGCATCCGTCGCGCGCACACCGTCCTGTCATCCGCCTGGACAATGGCACGCCGCTACGAGTGGGCGACCGTCAACCCGTTCACCGCTGCCCGCCGCCCATCAGCACCCAAGCGAGCCGTGGAGCCACCGACCATCGAACAGGTGCAGCGACTCCTTGCCGCCGACTCACGGTTCGTGCTGTTCCTTGAGGTGGCCGCCATCACCGGCGCACGTCGAGGCGAGGTGATCGGCCTGCAATGGGCGGACGTTCAATCTGATTCTCTGATCATTCGCCGATCCGTCGCCCAGTCAGTGGGCGAGCTGCACGTCACCGACGGCAAGACCGGCAGCAAGGGTCATCGTGTCGTGGCGATCGGGCCCGAACTGGTCGACGCACTCAAGGCGCACCGACGTGTACAAGTCGAACAGGCGCTCGCAGCGGGCCTTCCGTCTCCGGTCTGGATCTTCTCACACGACGCCGGCGTGAGCCCTTGGCGACCGGATTACGCTTCTCGGGAGTTCCGCCGTCTGCGCACACGCCTCGGCCTGCCCGACAGCATTCGTCTGCATGACCTGCGGCACTTCGTGGCGACCGCGCTGCTCGCCGCTGGCATCCCACTCAAGACCGTGTCCGAACGCCTCGGCCATCATCAGCTGTCGACGACAAGTGACCGCTACGGGCATTGGGTGCCTGCCGCCGACAGGGCTGCGACCGACGTTCTCAGCTCGGCACTTACACTGAAAAGTATACAAAAAACAGTGTAGACAGCCGATTGGCCCTCGGCCATAGTTGCCGCCCATGCGCACTGGTGATGACATCAGCGGGGGGGGGGCAACCTTCGCGCACCCCTTCGCTAGGTTGACTCTTGCCGTAGTCGCCAGGAGGACGCACTGAGATGGAACACGATGAGTTTGTCGCCGAGATGGCCCGGCTCAAGGCCGAGATCGACGTCGTGTTGAATCAGTTGGAGTGGCGGTCGGCGCAACGTCGGCACCCAGCTGCTGGTTCCCCAAGCGCCGCAGTAATTCAGTTACGTCTCGAACCTCGTCGCGAAGTCGGCTGACGTCTTGCTCGAGCCGTGCAAGCCGTTCGTTGTCCGCAACGGTGTCGAGCTGCAGGTGCAGTAACTCCAGCAATTGCGGGATGTACTTGGCAGACGGACTGCTGCCACCGTTCACCCACTTGTGCACCGCCTGCGGTCGGATGCCGAGCGCATCGGCGAGCGTCGACATGTTCAGCCCGACCTCGCGTAGACGCGCACGTAGTGGTTCACCACTCAACGGCAGGTCTTCCATGCGCACGCCATGAGTGTATGACCGCCTGTAGACGTGCGAAATAGTCCGTTTGTCTACTTTGTGAAGCGGAAAGGCTTGACACGGTTGCCAACCTGTAGTTGTCTTTCGGACCATGAACCCGAAGCCCACAGCGGCGGAGCTGTTGGAGACGACCGTGGTGCTTACAGCAACCGAAGTCGCCTACATCCTCCGTCTCACGTACCACAAGGGTCGCAAGGCCGGCACGCCTAACCGCCTGCTTGTCCTCGACCTCGTTGACCGTGGCCTCCTGGCACCTGTTGACCCGACTCAGCCGATCCACCGCTGGCGGTTCTCCACGGCGTCGATCAAGCGCTACCTCATGGCGGTGGCCGCATGACCGTCGACCTGTTCCTCGCCGTGATGATCCTGTTCTCGCCGATGTGGCTGCTGCTCATCGTCACCGTCGTGTTCGAGCGCTCCGAATGGGTGTGGCGCAAGGTCGATCGCACCATGGGCCGCATCGATACCCGTGTGCTGGGCCGCATCGACAGGCCGGTGCAGCGATGAAGCGCCGTATTGCCATCTCCGCTGCAGCCCTACTTGGCTCGCTGCTGCCCGTGTCGCACGCTGACGCTGCCGCTGGCCGCTGCCCCCAGTACGAGGCGTTGCTGACCATCTGGGCTCCTCGAGGTGGCTGGAGCGTCGTCCGTATGAGCCGCATCATGTTCCGCGAGTCACGCTGCGACGCCAAGGCCGTCAACAAGCGAGGCGGCGACTCCGGCCTGCTGCAAGCGCACCCGATCGTGTGGCCGTTCCTGTCGAAGAAGTTCGGCGTGCCGATGGCCGACATGCGTCCGTGGCTGCTTGACCCGGTCAACAACATCCGTGCAGGCGCCGCCCTGTTTGAGTTCTGGCACCGTGCGGGCCGCAGCGGCTACCAGCCCTGGGCGGTGCGCTGATGCGTTCCTGCGTCAACTGGGTGGCACACGCCCTTATCGAGGACGTCATCGACCCCGACTGGACCGACCTGCGCAACGTGCTGAACGTGGCCCGCATCGCCGTTGAGACGACCGACATCTACCGAGCGTTGTACGGCGACGGCAACGCATACACCGTCGTTGAGTGGAGCCACTCATGACCGCCGAGGACGTGACGCCGGTGCCAGCCGATGACGACCGTCCTGCAGGCGAGGCCGGGGTCGGTGCCCACCAGCCGGCCCCGGCCAGCCCATCCCGAGTGACCTTCGACGAGTTGGAGTCATTGATCTACCGAGTCGTCGACGTGGCACGGCACGACATGAGGTCGACCGTCAAGGCCGACGCCGACCGACTTTTCGGCCTCATCCCGATGCTGCTCGACGCCGTGTACTCGGCGTACGAGTACCGCTGTCGAGCCCACCAACCGATCCAGGGCGAGCCCGAGTACTTGCGCATAACCACCTGGATTCGCGCCGAGATCGCAGCCTGCGCCGACAACGTCGTTCGCTGGGTCACGCTGTGAACTGGCTCTACCTTGCCTGGCTGTTCTTCGCAGCGTTCGGCCTGCTGCTGATCTGGGGCGCCAAGTGAGCGCCGAGCTGCCTCGCCGCTACGCACGTGTTGACGGCACCAACAGCATCTGGACCGTCACCCGTCGCTTGCCTGACGGTTCATACCGCTTGGAAAACGAGCGCACCTGGTTCTACGCCGACGCAGCGTTCGTGACCTTGATCGGCTCCTCGCGCGCTGCCGACATCGACACCGCCGTGGCGGCAGGCGATGCGCAGACCGACGCCAAGGTGCGCGACATGCACCGCCTCGTCCTGCAGCTACTTGAGCGCGGCGCCATGTCCGACTTCGACCTCGCCGCCGAAGCGAGCCGCATCCTCAAGCGCATCGTCAAGCAAACCTCGATCGGCAAGCGCCGCCAAGAGCTGGTCACGCTCGGCCTCGTCTGCGACTCCGGTCGTCGAGGCATCTCGGACACCGGCTCGTCCTGCGTGCGCTGGATGCTGACCCGTGCAGGAAAGCAAGCGAGCGCCGCCTGATGCACCCCGTGATGCGTTATGCCCGCCCCAAGCCGAACGACCCCGACATCGTGCACGTCCGCTGCTGCGAACACGAGTCGATCGCCTTGTGCAGCCTCGACGTGAGCGACGACCCCGTCACCCCCGACGACGAAGAAACCACGTGCGTCGTCTGCGCCGAACTTGAGCTCGACGACGAGTTCTGCCCCGTCAACGGGCCGAAGGGCTGCCTGCCGTGACCGTGCGCCCGATCCACGAACGCTGGTCGGCGGCGATCAGCGACCTCGAGAAAGACATTCTGCCGGCCGCCATGCTCCGCCTCGATCGGCGCGACATCGCACTCGGCATCACCCGATACCCGAAGCCAGTTCTGGAGGAACAACATGGCGAACAACACACCTGAGGAGCGTCTGCGTGCCATCCCGGCCGCCCACGCTCAACCCGACCCGAGGACGTTGGCGAGCCTGCCCAAGGGCGGCGTCAACCTGCTCTACATGGGTCATGCCGAAGTCACGCTGGCGTTGATCGACGTTGACCCGCTGTGGACGTGGGAACCGGTGGCCATGGACCTTGAGACCGGCGGGCCTCGCATCATCCAGGACGGCAATCTGCTGACCCTGTGGGGATACCTCACGGTCTGCGGCGTGCGTCGGCTGTGTGTCGGCACCTGCGAAGCTCGCAAGGCCGAGAGCAGCAAGGAACTGTTGGGCGATGCCCTCCGCAACGGCGCCATGCGCTTTGGCATCGGCACCAAGTTGTGGTCGAAGGCCGTCGACGCCGAGCCCGTCGCACCGGTTGTCGCACGCAAGCAGACCAAGCGTGACGCTCTCGCCGAGGAACTGTTCGAGCTGTGCAAGGCCGCATCCGCCGCTACCAAGGCGGAGCTGCGTGCCCTTGCCGAACGAGATGGCCGGCGCATCGGCGTGCAGTCATTCCTCGAGCACCCCGACTGGGCCGACCTCGTCCGCAACACCCTCGCCGATCTCACCAACAAGGAAGCAGCATGAGCGACAACAGCGTCACACTGATCGGCAACCTCACGCAGGAGCCGACCCTTCGATTCAGCGACAGCGGCAACGCCGTCGTCAGCGTCGGCCTCGCCGTCAACCGGCGATACCAGGCAGGCGGCCAGTGGCAGGAATCGACCAGCTACTACACCGTTACCGTGTTCGGCAAGATCGCTGAGGACCTCGCAGCCTCGGCCACCAAGGGCACCCGCGTCATCGTGATCGGGCACATCGAGACTGGCGAGTTCACCGACAAGGAAGGCGTGAACCGCAAGACGTTCAAGATCATCGCCAGCGAGATCGGCGCCTCGTTCCGGTTCGCCACCGCCACGATCGACCGAGTCGCACGGGACACTGCGGGACAGCAGGGGACACAACCGTACCGTCCGGCCGTCGACAAGGACGAGGAGCCGTTCTGAGATGACGTCAGCGGCATCCATCCATGCGCACGTCGCCGAGATCGCCAACGCTGCACACAAGGCCGGCCATGCGTCCACCGAGGCCGTCGCCGACCGGTTCGGCGTCAACCTGCGCTACGCCTCCAACATGATGCGCAGGGCCCGTGAGGCCGGTTGGGACATCCCGCACAGCCTGCAGCCGTGGATGCTGGGCTACGTGCGCGACATCGCACCGATCGACGACCGTCGCCAGCTGCTGGAGTCGCTTGAGCGAGGTGCGGGCGACTTCAACAAGGACAACTGGCGTGAACGGGCCAACTGCCGTGGCATCGACCCCAACCTGTTCCACCCGGAACGTGGCAGCAACGGCCATGACATGGCAACGGCCAAGCAGGTCTGCGCGGGCTGCAGCGTCCGCAAGGAATGCCTGGAGTATGCGCTCGACAACATGGAGAAGGTCGGCGTGTGGGGCGGCCTGTCGGAACGTGAACGCCGCCGTGTCCGCCGCGACAACGTGACCGAGCGCCGCTGGCTGATCGTCGAGATTGCATGAGCCGCAAGAGCATCGAGTTCAACGTGATCGGAACGCCGGCCCCGCAAGGTTCCAAGACTCGGATGCCGAACGGCGCCATGGTCGAAGGCTCCAGCGCCACCGGCAGGTTGAAGCACCGCACCTGGCGGCAGGCCGTCGCCCTCGAGGCGCACCATCAACGGCAACTGCATGAGCACTGCTTCACCACCCCGGTGTGCGTGACCGCCGTGTTCCGCTTCGCTCTGCCCAAGTCACGAGCGGCCAACGTGCGTCGTGCCATCACCGAAGGCGTGATGGTCGGCTGGAAGGGCAGCAAACCCGATTTGGATAAGCTCTGCAGGTCCATTTTTGACTCACTTGAAACCAGCGGATTGCTTGCGCACGACGCGTTGGTGGCACAGTGCATCGCAACCAAGATCGAGGTCGGCACCGGCGAATGGACCGGCGCCCGGATCACGGTGACCGAGCTGTGAGCCTGTTTGCCGAATGGCGGGCCCGCTACCACGGCTGGTCCGTCATTGAGCGCGTCCTGCGACGCGACGAGGGCCGCTGCCAGTTCTGGGGGCACGTCTGGGATGCGGCGTTCGCCTATCACGACCTGAACGACGCACCCGAGGTGTGTTCGCCGATGTTGAAGGTGCTGAACCTTCGCCCCGACCTCAGCCTTGACGAGCTGCACTGCACGACGATCTGCGTGCACCACGTCGACTGGCTCGTCAACCGACCCGACGTCGCCCTCGCCCTCGGCGTCGCCTACCAAGAAGGAACGCACTGATGACGTGGTTCAAGATCGACGACGGCTTCTTCATGAACATGAAAGTCGTCGAGGCGGGCAACGCAGCCGTGGGCCTGTGGGTCCGGGCCGGTGCATGGTGCAGCCAACAACTCACCGACGGCTACGTGCCCGAGGCCGTCGCACGCACCTTCGGCACCGCCACCGAGGTCGACTCCCTCGTTGACAGCGGCCTGTGGGAATGCGTCGAAGGCGGCTACCAGTTCCCCGACTGGCTCGAGTACAACCCGAGCGCTGACGAGGTGAAGGCGACCAGGGCGGCATCGGCCGAACGCCAGCGCCAGTCCCGAACACGTCGCAGCGACGATGCGGAGGATGTCACGCGTGAGTCACGCGTGAGTCACAGCGATGTCACAGCGAAGTCACGCGTGACAGCGCGCGAAGTCACGCGTGAGTCACAGCACCCCGACCCGACCCGACCCGACCCGATAAACCCACCACCACCAGGCGAAGTTATCCACAGGGTGGTGGTGGTGGCGGCGAAGCGGATCATCGAGGTTGCACCACCGACGACAGCACCGAAGAACGCCAGCGCCTACCAAGCAGCGATGTGCCGGCGCTTGAAGATTGAGTACGACGTCGGTGCGCTCATCGCCATACATGGAGCCGATCACGCTGCGGACGTCATCGTGCAGACAGAGACGGGCCCGCCTGCACGCCCCGCCGCACCCGCCGGACCCGAACACGATCCCAGCTGCCCGGACTGCGCGGGCTCGGGCTGGCGCACCGTCGACTTCGACAACGCCACCGTCGACCGCTGCACCTGCACATCAGACATCGCACCCGTGCTCAAGCTCAGGAGGGCAACGTGACAATTTCGGGCATCGGAACTAGACAAGATCGGGCCGCCTCGGGCGACGACGTCATCACCCGGCTGCGTTGCATCTATCGCGAGGAAGGCTGCAACGAGTGCACGTTCTGCGCTGCAAAAAGTGAGATCGAACGCCTGCGCGCCGAGGTGAAACGACTGCGATCTTCCCCAGTCACCATCCACATTGGCAACGGGTTCGGCTACAGCGACATCCAGATGCAAGGGGAGGCCCGCCGTG